CAAATCCTAATCCCTGTAGAGTTGACACAGCATTAACTGCTTCGTTGCCCACAGGAAAATGTTTGCTCATTACATCTTTTAATTTGCTAAAATTCTCACCAGCATGATCTTCGTCTGGTAAAGAATGAATTCCTTCGGTAACTTTAGATTCTATTCTATTAGCCCATTTTTCAAATTCTTCTCCTTCGCCTTTGGCTTTGCCTTGACGATCTTTTTTAGGAGCAAATTTACTTGGATCTTGTCTTACTTCGTCAGCGTATGCTGGATTTTGTTGCATTTTTTTATAATCATCAATATATCTTTTTGCCAATTGTATTGCAATCTTTTTATTTTTTGTATAATTTTCATCTGGTTTAAAGAACGGTGCTCCTTCGTTGCCCATATCATCGGCTACTTGGCTAGCAAAATTAGCAATTCTATCTTCTTCGTCGTTTCTAGTTAACATTCTTGAAGCGATATCTGATAGAATAGAACTTAACATAGTATTCTTATTATTAAATTTTGTTACTGATAACATCTTATCAGCAGCAGGATCTGCTCTTAATACTAATTTCTTTTCTGGATTAGCTAGGAATGATTGTACCATTGCTGAATGATCCACTGGTGGAGATATCTCTCCATCTCGGTCATCATACTCTTTCATGATTGAATGAATCAATGGTAGAGCTGATTCTACTTTGTCATCAAGGTGTTTTAATGTAAATTTTTCTCTTAAACTATTTCTAGTAGCATCATCTAATTCAGCAATAGTGGTAGGTTGAAAACTTTCTTTGGCTTTTGTGTAATGTGCTTGCTTACTTAAATTTTTTACATAATTTCTCATGTTTTCTAATTTAAGTCGACTTTTTTCTATAATGTCGCCTACTGAGTTGTTTAACTGATCTTTGTTAGAAGCATATCGAGAAAAACTATTAAGTTGAGCAATTTGTTCACTCATTTTAATAATGTGTTTGCCAAAATCATCATGAGGTACACCACCGTTAGCAACATGTCGAGCCATTGCTCTCGCACCTGCTAAATGTTTCATTGGATATTTGAATCTTTCTCCTTGTGCGTTTTCAATATATAGGCTATTAATCTGTCTGCTTCTAGCACCTGGCACTGATTCGTCCACTGCTTGTGCATGTCTTATAATTAATCTTGTTTTGTCTAAATTTTCGTAAGAAGATTTTTTAGTTCCTGTAAGACTTTCTGCTACTGGAATGCCTGCTAATCGTGTTAATTGGTTTAGTTCTTCTGACATATCGTCTGTATTTACCGTTTGATTCACATCTGCAAGATTCTTAAAATCCTGCTGTGTAAGGCTGCTTTTTGTGATATCTCTTACATCAAAACCCACTTGATGTTCCACTGCAAAATCTTTTAATTCTTTAAGGAAAGAGTACCAATTGGCTCTAGCAGTATCGTCAATTTTTTCTACTAATCCTTGATTGTAGAACACTTTCATGCTCTCTCCATCAGCTATGCTGATGCTAACTCGTCCAAAATTGTCTGAATTTTCGCTAAATTCAAAATCAAAAAATACTGCTGATTTAGGATCTGCTGTTACATTACCCGCACTGTCTCCTAACTGTATATTAGCAAACTTGCTGCGTATTTTATTGAATAAATCCTGTGATGTTTTGGGCTTGATCATACTATATTTATTACGTACCTAGGTTAGCAAATATAGGCATTGGTACTGTCCATTCGGTGGTTCTATCAGTCCATCGTTCAAATATTTTAGGGTCAAATGTAGCTAAAACCTGCATCATACGAGTCATTAATAGACAAGCACTTACAAGGTCGTCGTGCTGTCCAGGCTTTCCTTTGAAAGAAATACCCGATGCTACAAAGTCTTTTAATTCTGATATCAGTGGTTTACTGTTAATTTTCATTTTACCTGATTCCACTAATTCTTTAAATTTAGCACAGGCTGCTATTTTGTGTTTAGCAGTGGTGTTAAATCCTCTTCGAAATTTTCTACGATGTCCTTTTCTTATAGGTTCACTTAAAAACTGTCCGTGTATATTTTCTTCTCCTAGATCCATTACTCGCAATAACACTGCTTCTCCTAGAGTATTGTTCTCCATACTGTAATATATTGCAGGAGTTTCAGATGGATTTTTTTCTACAATTGAATCATAGATGTGTTTTGTGATTGCTTGTAATATTCTAACCTGTTGATTAGCAGGTGTAGTATTGTTATGCCATTCCCCCACTTGTTCAAAACTCGGTAATTCAAATATCTGTATAGCTGCAAAGTCTCCTCCGGTACCCAAACTAGGATCCAGTGCCACCATGTAGGCATTGCCTGGTGTGGGTGTTTTCCACCAACGCACTTGTCCCATATTAATCAATGGATCTTTGCCTTCTAACTCCACTAATTTTATACTAGAGATTAATGTTTCATCAAAGATTAAGAATTCGCACTCGTGCTCTCGACGAAATCTTTCTTCCCCAATTCTACTTTTTTCTTGCTCGGCCCATTTTTCATCTCGATCTGGATGTTCGGACCAGTGAGCTTTCATAGCATAGAAACCGTTGGTCCCTACTGTGTTATCGTTACCGTAGTCATCATATCTTTTTAAGGCTTCTTTCCAAATCAAAGCGAACTGATCTTCATCCGAGTTTGGTGTTGAAGTAATTAAACATTTTCCTCCTGTGCTCAATGTAGGAGATAATGAAGTCCAGAATTCTTTGGCTTTCTCGGGCGGTTGTACGAATGCAAACTCATCACAATATATTAAAGAAAGTGACATACCTCTACCTGTGTTCTCAGTAGTGGTGGTTGCCATAATTTTGGATCCATTATCAAATTCTATAGAGTTTCTATTGTATTGTGTAACACCTGCTTTGATCCACGATGGCAACATCTCATATCCATAACGCACTCTTGACATAATGTCTGATGCTCCTTGATATTTGTGTGCTGCAATTAGTATTTGAGAATCAGGTTTGAACATAGCATACCATAGAAGATATCCAGCAGCACAGGTAGTCTTTCCTGTTTGTCGTGGTAGCATGGCAATACTGAATCGATGATTATTGTAACTTTCAATTAATCTTTCTTGATAAGGAAACGGAATAAAGTCCATGGATCCTTTGGTAGGATGTTGTATTTTAATAAATTCTTTCATGAAGAAAAGAGGACCGGTTTTTGGATCCATACATTTCTCTAATTTTAATACTTGATCAGCAGTATACTTGTGCTTCTTATGAGCTTTTTTTATTTGGTCTGAATCTAACGATATGTATGCCATGACTATTATTTAAGTGTAAAATAACACACCGCTCGTATATAGATAATGAGTATTTGGTAAAACTAAGCTACTGTTAATGATGTACCTAGTGCAACAGTGGATCCACTAACATCAATAGAGTTTGAACCTAGCACAGTAGAAAAGTCATCATTTGGATTTAAACCAACTCTTCTAACTCTAGTTTGCATATCTGCAGCGGTGGCATTTTTATCCATTACTAGATGAATTGTACCTGCTGATGAGTTTGCAACTTGATAAGCAAGAGGATTAAGTTCTTTTAAAATCATTTCTACAACACCGTCTATGTATACATCTATTCCGTTGTTAGTAGATTCGTCTTCAGTTCTTAAATCAATAGCAGTACCATCTGCTTTTTTAACTGTTAATAAAAAAAGATTACAATTAACAGGATACAGTGTTCCTGCTGTTGCTTCTACTCCAGATACTCTTGTTACTGTTGCCATATGAATTATTTATCCTTCTTTTCTTTGTCTTTGAGAGCTTTCTTCATCGGCTCTGTTTTATTACCATCTTTGTCCATATCTAAAAAGTCTGGTTTAGCTTTAGCTTCTTGATAAGTTTGTTTGAAACTCTCATATTGGGCTCTTAGACTGTTAGATAATTCTTCTTCTGTGATTTCAGATTCTCCCATCTTGATTGCCATAGGATTGTCTCCTCCAGCTGCTTTAACATAAGCACCTTTTTCACGATTTAAATCTGTTCCATTTGGTATTGCTGCTTTGATGTCACTGTATTTTTCTTTTGGAGTGTTAGCATAATTTTCATCTGCTTGTACATCGTCTGATGCTGCAGGTTGATTGATCATATCTTGACTAACTGGTTGTACTCCTGCTAATTTTAATAATTGCATCATCATTGCTGCTTCTTCTGGATTGTCTGTGGCAATAACAACTGATTCATTCATTTTCTTTTCTTTGTCTTTGATAGCTTTTTTCATAGGTTCCTTTTTGTTGCCGTCTTTATCCATGTCTAAGAAGTCTGGTTTCGCTTCTTGTACTGATTCGTTTTCTTTTTCTTGTTTGTGTACTCTATCCCATACATGGGCTTGTGATTGTCCATGTTTTTTAATAAATGCTTCTCTGCTCATATCCACAGCATCTGATTCTAAATCCATTAACCAACTTTTTACTCGGCCTTCTTCCATTTCCGCTTCAGTTACGCCTGCTGCTTTCATGAATTTTGCATTATCAAAATTTGGATTGAAATGTTGAAATATAGCTGAATGATGTTTAGCATATTCTGCTCTCTTAATTGGATCTTCGATTTGTTTTAATGTATCTGCAACATATTGAAAATGTTGACGTGTCATATTCTCATCTATTTCGCCTTCGTTTTTTTCAACGCTTTTAGCAATATCATGAGCTTTAGTGATTGTAGATTTTTTAAGAGGAGGAGTGTCTCCTGTGGATTTCATAGCTTGTGCCATTCCAATCGCATATGGATTTTTTGCTTTTTCATCCACAGTACCGTTGGTTTTCGCAACACTAGCGATTGCATCTTTAACATCCACGTTAGGATTGTTTTCTTGAATTTGTTTAAGTCTAGATAAAATATCAATCATTTCCATAAAATTATTTTCCTGCTGGATCTGGGTTACCTTTTACTGGACCTTTGTGTGCTGGTTTAATTGGTGAGCTAGAATTTTTCTTATCACCTTCGTTTTTTTGTATTTCTTGTTCCACTTTAGGTTTAGCAGCAAATTCTATTTCTTTTCTAGCTTTTAATAATTCTTTTAATAAACTTTGATTAGCTTTGTCTCCATATACTTCATCAGCTTTTACTTTAGGAGCATCTTTGTATTCTATGTCTTGTAACATAGATTTAAATTCTGATTTTTTTTCTGCTTTTGCCTTCATTTCTTCTTGATACTCTTCTGTGGGCTCTCCAGGTTTTCTCACAACGATTTGATTAGGATGCAATCTCATGCTGTCAGCAACCAATGTTCTTATCTCAAATACCGATGCTGGATACATTGTGGTCAATTCAAATATTGTTACTGCTTCGTTTTTTAAATGTGGAAAATCTAATGGCATTTCCTGTATAGGAGTTTTTTTGCCTTTTGACAAAGTTTTAACTTCGTATTTTTTTAGTACTGTCTCTAATTTAGATCCAAAATCTTCGCTTAAATCGCCAGCTACCTTGATTTTGTAGTTGTATTCTTTAGTCGATTCTGCTAGATATTGTTTAAAGTCTGTCATAATGCAGTATTTAGTCTTTCTTGAGCAGTTTCTTCATTAACTCGTTACGATCGCTAATGATCATGCCTTCACTTTCAACCGGTTCGCTAGTGTCGTCTGAGCCGCTTTTATCGATTTTAAGTTTTTTAAGTTGTAATTCTACCATCTGTAGTTTTTTGTCAATTTTTTGTGATTTTGCATCAATAGCATTGCGTAACATGGAGCTGGCAACTTCAAAAATACGTCCTGAATATCTGCTGTCCACATTCATACCCAAATCCATAAGATTTTTATAACTTTCTTCTGCTTCCATAGCCAGTTTATCCAACTCTAAATCACTCAATTCTCCTAAGCCTTTAACCTGAGGCAATGCTGCTGCTATCTTATCAAACTCTTGATAAGTTTTTTCTAATGCTTTGGCAGTCTGAGGATCTACATTCTTGGGTATAGCGGGTTTGTCTTTTTCTTCTCGAGATTTCTCTTTGGCATCTACTTTGGAGAATGCTTCTTTAACATTTGGTAAATTGAGTATCTCTTCTAACTTGCGTGTCATGTTTGATATTTACTTGCGATTGCCCTGATGGAATAATTGTTCTTCACTCAATACTCGAAAAGTAATACGATTCTGTCGAGCATAAGCAGTAGCAGCTTCCCATTTGGCTCTATTAATAATAACCTGTGTTTGTCTACCAGAACTTTTACCAGCACGTGCCATGGTAATTTGATTCATGGGTTTTACTTCTATTAATTCTGCATGTTTACTGCCATCCTTATCCATATAAACTATAAAAAAATCTGGCACATAAATTGTATATTTTCCAGTAAGTGGATGACGATAAGGTATCTGTATAGACTCGCTGGCCCACTGATAAACGTTTGGATGTTCATCACACAATCTCATGAATGAGTGTTCCCAGCCACTCCTATAGGTTGGAGATTTTAAACCCACATACTTGGCAGGATTCTTCATTATGAATTTTCCTCTAGCGAATTTCATTAGGCTACAATATTTCTTGAAACTAGGTCTTTACTATCTCTGTTTTTTCTCACACCCAATCGGCTAGATTTAAATCTGTTAGTGTTAAGAATAATTGTTATCAACTCACTCATTTGCACAGGATTAGCTTTGCCTAGTGTGTCTAGAATTTCCATTACTGGAACAGAATCAATTTTTGCTTGTTGTAATATTACGTAGGCAGTCTCTTCAGCAGGTTGACGATCAAATCCTCTTTTGACAAAGAATGCTACAGTGGCATCATAATCGTTGGCATTGAATTGAAATGGTTCTACATATTGTTCTGTAGTCAAAGAATCTATAGTTTTTTGTAAACTGTCTCTGTCTTTTTGTGGTAGATTCGTATAAAATTCAGCCATTATAATACTGCCTTTTCTGCTATTATAGAAACTTCGTTAGTGGTTCTATTAATTTTAATATATCCTTCATTAACTAATTTAGTTATATCAGAAAGAGCTCGATTTCTATAAATGTTTTTGACAGAGACAGACGAGGAAGCAAACTCAACATCACTCTGTGCTATAGATAATCCTTTTCTAGAACCATTACGTTGATAATATATACTTGCAGCAACTCTATCTCTTGCAGATAAATTGGTTTGTAATAAATTAAATGCTTCTGTTGGACTCAAATAATTTTGTGTATCAATGATAGGATTATTAATGACTCTGCTGGTTTTATTTTTGTCATCAACGTTGCCTTTGGCTCCAGCCAATGTCACTCCCACTGCTGCTACCACTGCTGCTGTGCCTACAGAAAAACTTCCCACTGGATTGGTTATTGTACCGCTCTTCTTGCCTATTTCTTGAATTCCTGTTTTTGAAATACCTTTTAATTCTTCTTTAACATCTTTGGCTTTGACTTTTTTTGCATTGTTATAGGTATTGATACCTGTAAGTATGGTACCTAAACTAATATTATTATTAGCTACATCACTGATTACAGATCCCACACCATCAACAATTCCTCCAGGACCAAATATTGAATTTGTTCCTCTGCCTAGTACGCTCAGAGGTGATGGTTCATTATCATAATGTAGTGTTGCGAATCCTCTAGGATCGGCTTTGTTTACATTGCCTACTCTGTATAACACAGTTTCATACATCACTTGCATGGTATTACTCATGATTCCGCCACCATCGGCTTGATCTAGATCATCATGACTGAATGATGTTATTACAGGATTAACGAGAGTAAATGATGTAAATTTTTTTCTATGTAATACAAATATCTGTATACTTCTTAACAATGGTTTTTTTCTTGCTTTGGCATTATCCATACCAAACTGTCTAGGAATTCCTTCACCAGATTCGTACATGGTATCTTTGCCAAAACTTGTAACAGTGTTGTTGGCCCCACCCAGCGTAACGGAATCTGCGATGTTATACTCATAGTAGGATTTCCAAAAAGCATTCACAGTGTCAGCTTGATCATCATGGAATGATATATTAACTGGTTGGTATTGTATTCTAGTGGCTACGAAAGTCTTTTTATTGTATTGCAATTTTTCTTCATAATTTAAATTATATTTTGGCAACTGACAAGTTTTAACCAACATATTAAGTTCTAATTTTTCGCCATCTGTGAATGGTCTTGATATAACAGTATTGTCGATATCGAATACCACATGGAAAAGAAATTTATTTTTTGGTGCTAATTTAAAATTATCATCAAGATACAAACGACTGGCGTGTTGATAATCTTTCAATCCTGGAAGACCGTCTGAGAATCCTTTTAAGAAATTATTAATGCTTGGCATACTCTATATTTATAGTCACAAAAAAAGCGCCGTTAAAGGCGCTTCTTTTGCTATAAACGAAATGTAAAATTATATACCGCCGCCTGTTGCTAATGAACCTATAGTTCTTGTCAATGCTGTGCCAATTCCTGTGCCTTGAGGAGTTTGTACTGCGTTGTCATATCTGATTGATAAAGTGATTGTAACTGGATCAGATGTAGCATAAGCCAATGTGTTGTAGTTTACTGATTGTACGTAAGAGCCGTAAAGTTCCCAAGTTTCTAATACACCTGGTGCTGTTGCGCCATTACCACCATCTAGCATTTCAATTCTAGTAGTGAATTTGTAATCAATTCCTGAAGCAGCAGATGATTGTTCAAAGAAATCAAATTGTTTCTGAACTTGTTCACCAACTAATTTAGAAACTGAATTATTAACATCGTCTCTTAAATTTAATGTGATAGCTTCCCATGTGTGTTTTCCAGCCATATAAATTCTTGAGTTGTAAACATCTAGTGTTACATCATCAAAAGTTAAATTAGGTCGGGTAACATCAATAACTTGTTTAGTTAATTCTGATCTTGGAGTTGATACACCGAAGTTTTCAAGAACTACTCTAAAACGATACTGAAGTTTTGGCATCAATAAACCTTGAGATGCTGAACTCTGATCGTTTGCTAATGGTACTGTAAATTTACTTAATGTTGAGATTGCCATATTTTTGTTCCTTTTTATTTACCGGGTATTAAACTCCCAAGTTAGCTATTTCTCCTGTGTTTTTAATTCTTAAAGGTATGTAGATAAACTCAACTGATTTCACAGGCTCAATTGCTATGTCAACATACAGTTCATTTCTGTCGATCCTTGTAGCAGTGTTATTTGTTTCATCACACACCACTAAGAAGTCATATAATGCTCTTTGACCTACTAGTTCTAACAAGAATGATTCGATAGCTGCTTTGATTTCATTTCTTGTTAAAGAATCATTTGGTTCAAATATAAACGGTTTAGCTATCTTGTCTAATTGTGTTCTTAGATAAACAGTTAATCTTGAAACGTTAATTCTATCTAGAGCTGAACTTTCAGAAGTTTTAGTTAAGTTACCAAAGTTCAATATTCCTGTTCCTGAGAAGAATGTAATTGGATTTACTTTTGCAGAATGCATACTGTCTCTAATAGATTCAGTTAAAGCAATCTGTTCAAATTCTCCTGTAGCACTGTCAATGTATCCTACTGAGGTTGCATTGTCAACGATACCTCTTCTTGTACCAGCTGGAGCAAACCATGGGAATGCCACGTTGTCATTGTTAGCTAATACTCTTAGCATCATGTGACTTGGTGGAACAACGATTGTGTTACCAGTGTTGTCTGTGGTTCTTCCTGATGGATAAAACACACCAAGATAATCACTTGAAGTAACAAGACCTTCGTCTCCGTTATCAGTAGCACCTGCTGAGTTATTAGCCCAGTTAGTGATAGCTGTTGATGTGCCTGCTAATCTCATTGGAGAATCTCCAACAACAAAAGATGTGTTGTTTCTGTCGGTATTAAGATTAACCAAGTTAGCAATTACTTCAGGATATCCTGGACATGCTATAATGTTAAATCCTCTTTGATCTTCTCTGATTGCTTGATTAGTATCAATTTCTGATTTTAATTGTTGAACAATTACTTTTCTCACAGCTTTTCTACCAAAAGTGCCAGATCCGTTATCGTTATTAGCATTTTTAGTTACCCATCTGTCTGGATAGTAACCAGATACTGATTCGTTGCCGTATCTAATGTTACCTTTGCCTGATGATCCAGAACCTGGATATGTGGCTGTAGTTACGTAGCTGTTTCTATATTCTTTAACATTGTATCCTGATCTTCTTGTGTTGAATAACAAGATTGATTTTGGATATAGAGCTGGATCTGGACAATCTGGATCCACAAAGTCATCACTTAAAAGAGCTTTAATTGAACTTGCTGTTCCTGCTCCACCAGATGATAATGAATCATCTTTGTCAGTGTCAGTTTGCCATCTAGCATCTGCAAAAACTATACCAGTTTCTGTAGTTTGATCTGTGTTATCAAGTAATACGAAATCAGCACCATCTGTTAATGTTGTATCGTATCTATAGATTTTTGGATAGTTTTCTAAATCTGAAGTATCAATCCATAAATCATTTGCAACTAGAGCAGTACCATCTGATTGTGTGGTAGGTTTAGTTGATGAAAATTGCGGACCATTTGGATCAGTTGTAGCATAAACTTGTACATAACCTTTCCATGCAGTTCCATTGTGAACCATGATATCAGCTTCTAAATTAGTGTTGTACCATAAAGTTCCGTTGCTTGGTTCGTTGCTTGGCTCTGATGTTGAAGCTGTGTAGCTTAAACGTTTCCAATTTGTAGCAACAACCACTGCTGGTTGTGTAGAATCTTCTGTGTAACCAGCTGGAGCAACATATAAATTGTCCACTTTGGTTGCAGAGTTTGCTGTGTAAGAACCATAATCGTGTGCATTAGATGTTCCAAATCCTGCATCAGCTAGAGCTGTGCCTGAAGAAACGTTCCACATTCTAAATTCTCCACCTAGTGCATGAGTAATTTTAATAGCACCAGTTGAAAGTTTAGTTGCAGAAATATTTGTAAATCCTGCTGCGCTAATTGCTGCAACAAAATCATCAGCACCAGTTCCACCTAGAGTTACAGTTTTTGCTGTGTCTAGAGCAGATTGAGCTTTTAGTGATTCTTGAATTTTAATTTCATGCCCATTAGTGAAAGATGGAGTTGTGTTTTTAGAAGTGATTGATGTAACACCACCTTCGTATTTGAAAACTGTAAAGTCAGCCAGTTTAGGAGTAGTGTCAAAAGCACCTAAAGTTGATTGCTCTGCTGCGTTGTATTGTGTGTAAAGTGTTCCTGCTGATATACCAGTTCCACCATTTACAGGATCTATACCATAGATCGCTGAGTGGTTGTTAGCATACAGTGGAGCATCTACCACTGACCAAGCACTTGTGCTGGAATTATATTTTTTAATAATAATGTCTGCTCCTGAATTTGGAGTGGTTGTCTTAAACCACACAGATCCAGTTGGAGCATTGTTTTCTGCTGTCTTCCATTCTGGTCTGCTTGAGTGTGCAGATATTTGGAATAGTTTAGTTCCACCTGACCAAGAAGCAGTTCCTACTTGTACCCAAGCATTAGAACTATTCTTGTAATAAATTTTATTTGCATTGTTTGTTGTATTGATTGCATAATCACCTTGTGAACCAATTGCTGTTTTTGGTGTTCCTGTAGACACACCTCCAACTAGATCGCTAGTTGATGTGATGTAGATTGGATCGATAGCAGTGAATGTTTGATCTGTTGATGACCACTCAAATATTCCTGGAACGTTTGATGATAAATCAAACCAATAACTGCCGTTGGTTGGAGCAGCTGATGGAGCAGTTGCACTACCAATCAATTGTGAAAGATTGATATTTGCTCTTAATATAAAAGCTCTGTTAGCAATACCTAAGAATGAATAAGCTGCTTGCAAGCCGTATTCGTTTAGCTCATAACCATTCAAAGAATTGTTTCCTGAATCTGTGTAGAATTTTGGATCTCCAAAAGTCTCTGTTAATTCTCTCTGAGAAGAGATCAAATATACTGAATTTGCATTAGCAGTTTTAGTGCCTGATGCTACGGCTGATCCTGCGCCGTTTAATTTGTCTTGTGCTGCAGCAACAATTATTAGTGGTGTTGTTCCCGCATCTGATGGTACATAGAAACTCTCGTTTATTACTGTAACTTCTACGCCTGGTGATGTTAATGCCATTTTTAGTTCTCCTTGCAAGTATAACTGATGTATTTATTGTTCTGCACGGTTTTTGCGGCGTTATATTGACAATTTTGGTGCCTATATAGGGCACGTAAATACACATATGAAACGACCCTTGTGTAACACTTGTAAATCCAAGCCCAGAGCATATGGCTATCGTAAGGGCACTAAAATCTATTGGCGTAGTCAGTGCGACACTTGCATACGCAAAAGTAAGAATTTAAAAACCAATGGTCCTGCTCGTTGGTTCCAATCTGGCTATCGTAAAAAAACACGCTGTGAGTTGTGTGGATTCAAAGCAGTGAACGAGCAACAAATGGATGTGTTTCATGTGGATGGCAATAGAAACAACACATCAGTTTATAACTTAAAAACTATCTGTGCCAATTGTCAGCGTTTAAAAAGCACGCAAGATTTAGGATGGTCTATTGGGGATCTTGAAGTAGATGCTTAATCATATGATCCACTTTTATTTTTAAATCTTCTAAATTGCCTGAATTATCTATCTCATAATCAAATCTTTGTCCTATCCAATCCCATTCGCTTTGATGCACAGCTCTCTCTTGCATTTCTTTTTGTGTGGGTATAGGTCCTCGTCTAACCAGCACAACTCGGCCTTTTAATGCTCTAATAGTTTCTATCTCATTGATAAATCTTGTGTCGCTGAGTACTATTTTTCCGCCTTTATAACGAGCAGTGAATGAGTCTATCCAAATACTGTCATGAAAATGTCCTCGCATAACTTCGGTGCCCCAATATTGTAGAATATATCTTGGTGTTACTGCTTTATCAAGTTTATTACTCCAATAAGGATCAATTCTTTCTCTCCACATTCTGCTCTCTTGTGTGGCTCCTTCTAATAATTCTCTATCCCATCCAAATATTGCACTGACAGCATCTTTTAATGATTTTGCAAAACTGTCTCTTTGAAATTCGTGTTCTTTAACCAAGAATTCTGCTACTGTGTCTTTGCCAGATCCAATTAATCCTACTAATCCTATAAGCATGTAAATATATTACAGGTTTTTTAATCTTTTTGCAATCTCTTGCTGAGTTTTTTTAACAGTGTTTAATATTTGTTTTCGCATTGCAGGTTTGTCGGCGATTCTGCTCATATTTTCCAATGCGGTTACTAGATCTTCTAGCTCTTCGAGTGTTAGATCGTGAATTTTTTTAATGCCTGTGTTAGCCATAATCAAATATATTTAATCTGAAGTTTTAAAGAATTCTAAGATAATAAAAAGAATTAACCGATAATAAAACTAGTTGCCGCACCACCATCCATATTCAGAACAATTTCTTGATCTAATTTTTCCATTAGTGCCATGCCTTCTTGTTTTAATGTTTCGCCATTTAAAGTGGTTCCACCCTGTGGACCATTGATAGTTCCAAATTTACTTCTTGCTTCACCTAACATAACTTTACAAACTGCTAGAGTATAATCTCTCAACCACGGTTTGCTGTAGATATCTTTTAATAGAGTTATGTCTGGTCTAAAATTATCTGTATGTAATAAAACTCTTTCTGTATCAATTCTTGGACGCTGTGTTATAGTTAAAGTTTTTGTTGCATTGTCATAATGAAATTGAATAAATGAACCAAACATTTTTCCTACTAATTCTTGATAAGACGCAAAAGCATAATAAGTCGCTAAACCACCAGCTGCACCTGCTCGCATAAGATAGGTATTAGTGTAGGCCAAATTAAATGGTTCAAAAAGAGTTCCTCCTTGACCATCTCCTCGAGTACCTACTGTTGCTCGTGCCATTTCTCTAACATTAATAACTTCGTCAGGTAGAATGTATTTGTTTTGATTTTCTTTAAGATCTAAGAAAGAATAGCTCTCTTCTACAGAATTATTAGATCTTTGTCTAAAACGGTTTATGGCTCTTTCCAGTGCAACTTGGTAGTGTTTTGGGTCTAATTCCACCTCAATCATACCGTCGCCTAGGTTAGTTTTAACGTATTCAAATACTTCTTGTTGTGCTGTTTGTAACTCTGACATATGGATATTTATGGCTGCTGTCTTTTCTATAAATATGGTTAGTATGCCACGTTTATCAATATACAAGCCAGAAAAAGGCAACGATTATAGGTTCTTTGATCGCAATATAAATGAGATGTTCCAAGTGGGCGGAGTGGACATCTTTTTGCACAAATACATAGGCACATACGATCAAGGAGCAACTAACAAAGACGGACCTGCTAGTCCTACATTACCTGCCGAAAGCACACTGGGCGAAAGAACCATACAAGATCTACTTTTCTTAGAAAATAGAGACAGAAAATACGATGCAGACGTATATGTTATTAGAGGTATCTACAACGTGCAAGATACGGATTTTAATCTCAGTCAATTCGGTATGTTTTTACAAAACGATACACTATTCCTAACAGTGCATTTAAATGATGTAGTGGAAAGATTGGGTAGAAAACCCATGTCAGGTGATGTGGTAGAATTTCCTAATTTAAAAGATGATTACAGTTTAGATGCTAGTATACCTATAGCTCTAAAAAGATTCTATGTTATTGAAGATGTGAATAGATCAGCAGAAGGTTTTTCTCCCACATATTGGCCACACCTATTAAGATTAAAATTAAAAACAATAGTGGACAGTCAAGAATTCCGAGATATAATAGGAGATGCTACCACCGAGGGTTCTCTTGCAAGTTACATGAGTACCTATAACAAAGAAAAAGAAATCAACGATGCTATTATTGCTCAAGCTGAGGCAGATGCTCCAAAATCAGGATTTAATTATAAACAATTTTATGTTACGCCTATCGATGAGCGAGGTAATATACGATTAGAAGGAGTAAACTCTAACGAATCTATTTCGTCAGATCAACCTATCAATGCTGTGATAGACACACCAGCTAGCAGCCACTACGGATTCTATTATAACGGTGATGGCATACCACCTAATGGATATGTTGCAGGTGCAGGAACCAGTTTTCCAACATCAAATGTCAACAAAGGTGATTATTTCTTAAGATTAGATTTCTTACCTAATAGATTATTCCGATTCGATGGTATACGATGGATCAAAGTGGAAGACAGTGTGAGATTAACCACAACTAACAACAATACTAGAAATACATTTAAAACTGGTTTTGTTAATAACAGTAACACTACTACAATTAATGGATTAACTGTGGAGCAGAGACAAACATTAACGAATGCTCTAAAACCAAAGGCTGACAACTAATGTTGCATTTTTACGACGGACAGATTAGAAAATTTATGACTCAATTCGTTAGAGTATTGAGTAATTTTTCTATTGAATTGGGCAAAGGCAAAGATGGTGTGGTACAATTACGACAAGTGCCAGTGACCTATGGTGACATGACTCGTCAAGTGGCCAACATTATTAGAAATAACAGTGAAAATGCTCTACAATCAGCACCAAAAATTGCTGCATATATCACAGCATTAGAATATGACCGAGAAAGAATGCAAAATCCTTATCATATAGAAAAACAACATCTCAAAGAAAGAAATTATAATGAAGCAACTGGAGAATATGACAACACTCTAGGAGCTGGATATACTATAGAAAAAGTAATGCCAAGTCCATTTAGATTAAATGTTAACGCTGATATCTATACCACAAATACAGATATGAAATTACAGATATTAGAACAAATTCTGTATCTTTTTAATCCAGATTTTGAAATTCAAAAGAGTGACAACTATATCGATTGGACCAGCTTGAGTTATATTGAGCTGACAGGAATAACATTCAGTTCAAGAACCATTCCGGTGGGTGCTGATACAGAGATAGACGTGGCGTCGATTAGCTTCAGCATGCCTATATGGTTGTCACCACCAGTTAAAGTTTCCAAATTAGGAGTAATACAAAAAATTATTATGAGTGTATATGATGACAACGGTGGTATTTCTGAAGGATTAATAGATGGTACTCTAATATCAAAATCTTATGTAACTCCTAACAACTATGCTTTATTATTAACAGGTAATCAGTTGAGAATATTAGGCAGTACAGGCACCAATGTAAGTTCAGGTGGAGATGGATTCTACACAGGCGCTCGAGCAGAAACAACGCTAGATCCTTTTGAACAATTTGGTCCTCCAATAAACTGGAACATATTATTAAATCAATATGGAAGAATTACAAACGGTTTGAGTCAAATTAAATTAGAACAAGAAAACGGCAATGAAGTAGTGGGTACCATATCAGTATCTCCTCTAGATGAAACTATTCTTCTATTGAATATTGACAGTGATACAATACCTGCCAACACTATACCATCTGTTAATAAAATTATAAATCCATTAACATTTGATGCTAGTGTTGCTCCAACTAATGGTACAAGATATCTTATTACAGCAGATATTGGAGACAGCACACAATACTGGCAAGGCGGATTAAATGCTCAAGCCAATGATATTGTACAATATAACAGTGCTACTGATACATGGAGTGTGGTATGGTCGGCAGCAGATTTTGATTCCACAGTGGAATATGTTACCAATCTTAACACAGGTATTCAATACAAATACAACGGCACAAACTGGGTTAAGAGTTACGAAGGTATCTATATTGCAGGCAAGTGGACACTCGTGCTATAATAATTAGATGCAAGAAAATATCATATGTTCTGGTGCGTTGTTTTACGCAGTAAATACGAAAAGATTTCTATTTCTACAACGCAATGATGAAAAAACTCGTGGCATGTGGGGATTAGTGGGAGGAAGAAACAAATACACAGAGAGTGCATTTGAAGGACTAAAAAGAGAAATTCTAGAAGAAATTGGCTTAACTGCTGCCTTTAAAAAAGTAATACCATTAGAATTATTCACCAGCAATGATCAAAAGTTTTTTTTCAATACATACGTAATCTGCGTCTCTGAAGAATTTTTGCCACAATTAAATGAAGAACACAGCTCATATGCTTGGTGTGCGTTTGAATGCTGGCCAAAAAATCTTCATGCAGGATTAAGAAATACTCTTAATAATAAAAGTATCAAAGGCAAATTACAAACTATATTAGATTTAATTGTTTAGATCAGGATACATTTTTTGTAGAGCTGATCGATCTATCCACGGATACCAATAAGCAGTAACCATGTCTATACACTTATACACATGATTCCAGTGAGCTTCCATCCATTCTAATTCGTAGGTGTATTCTTGAAAATTGCCTGCGTTAGGATCAATTTCTATGTTGGATACATGCACAGGTTCTGTCTGTGAGGACACGAAACTAGGAAAGAAGTCCATTGGATTGAACATACTGTAATTATCTAAAATAGCTCAACTATATTAGTTGCCTATTTCAAAGAAACTGTCCAGTGATGTTATTAAGGCCAAAATTAATAGAGCCACTAGCATGATACCAGACAGAGCTGCATACAAAGGCTCGTGTTTCTCGTAATGATCTTTTACTTTTTTCTTAATTTTATTCAACCAGCGATTTTCGCATTCATTATACGGTTGCATTTTTTTAATCCTAATTAAACACTGAGCCCGTTGCCGAGCTCAGTGAGTCGTTTTTGGGTATTAGTTTTTAGCTACACCGTTTGTGAAAACTGAATAGAATTTCTGAACATTGTCTTGAAATTCTTTCACATTCTTCTGAATGGTTTCAGGTTTAAAACTTTCCTGAACTCTTTCATTGAACTTCTTCACGTTCTCAACCAAGATTTGAGCTTGTTCGTTGTAGTTCTGACCGTTGGTTACAAAGTCATTGAATTTCTTTGCTGTATCAATGATGTCTTCCGCAGTCACTACTGGAGCCTTGAATTCAGCAACCACTTGGTCACCATCTTTTTTTAGGCTGTACTCGTACTCGGCTTGTTTGATTGTGTAGTTGAACTCAGCGATTTGTTTCGCAAGTCCTAATAGATCGGCACGTATTTCGTAGCCGCTTTTTGATTTAATGTTTGACATAATAAAAACTCCTTTCTGTGTGTGTGTTTGTGTTTTTGTTGTGTCGACTATATTTATAACACGAAAATAGAGATCTGTCAACTGTTTGGTAAAATTATACCACAGTTCTGTGTCTAACCATGGTAACTTTCAGTATAGATTCACCATTTGATGTGGCTTTTAATCTTACCAAGCTACCTTGCACATCAGATGTGATGCTTATCAGTCCTGTAGGGTATGAATTACCTGTGGTTACAAGGTTATACACAGTATTGTAAGCATCTGTGCCATTGTGTACCACTGCCACTTCCTGAGCATCATACTCTCCTAGGTTGGTAGCTGACACTGTGATGAAGTATTTGGCACCACGATAAAGGGTTTTATTCCATGAGTCTAGTGTTTTAAATGGATCCACAGTAGCAGGTTTAGGTATATTCCATCGGTAGGCGTTCACTGTAGTATTTCCTCCGCTGTTGCTGATAGCACTTAGAGTCACCACTCCGTTGGTGTGTATCACATCAAATGTTAACATTTCATTATTTTTAGAAGACACAAAACTGCTAGCTACCGCTGCTACCACACCTTCGCTGGACACATACACATCATAGGCTGATGCTGTGCCTTCAGTGGAGTTATAAGCTGTTACAAAATAATTACAAGCCACATATGCCTGCGAGCTGTCATCGTTGGAAACAGAACTCCACTCGTCGACTGTTGTGGCAGACGATGTTACAGTCACACTGTTTAATACTTTGGTATACGTTCCTGCGTTAGCAGTTTCCGAATCTTGCAATCTAATCCTGTACATTCTAACATCGTAGTTCACTGATGTAGGAGCATTCGCTAATAATCTCACATTGCCTCCAGATATATCCGCTGCTAGAGTGATCAAAGGAGTGTCGTTAATATTGGTGTTGACTTGATTGTATGGCATCACATATGCCACACTGCCATCGTGTACTAGTAAAGCCTCAACGTTGCTGACTTCTCCAGAATCAGTATCTTTGGCAGAAATATAGTATTTGGCTCCTCTGAATGAAGATGAGCTCCAGCTGTCAATAGTGTTCAATCCTGTGTTGGTCTCTCTCAATAGATTGGTTCTGTAGGCATTTACCACTGTGGTACCTCCACTGCTGCTAGCAGCAGATAGAGTCACTGTGCCTCCAGCCCATGCTGCGGTAAATGTTAGATTAGCAGTATTTTTTGTAGATAAACCATGGCTGGATACATAGGCATCTGCGCCATCTGTAACCACAAATACTTCTGATACTTCGGCCACTGCTTCTGTGGCGTTGTAAGCAGTCACTATGTAATGAGCTCCTGTAACAGCATTAGATGCGAATGTGTCTATGGCCTGTTCGCTGGATCCCACATTTGTGGTACCTACCACTTTGTTGTATGTTGTGGTTGAATTAGATTCAGAATCAGTTAACATTACTCGATACATTCTCACAGTAAAATTTTTCTCACGTGGATTTTTAGCCAATAAGTTGAATGTACTAGACACTATCTCTACATCAAAATCCATAAGAGCACTGTTACCGGTGTATAAAGGATTGTAAGTGGTTACGTAAGGAGTTGTGCCATCGTGTGTAACCAATACTTCGATATTTTGTTTCTCTCCTGTGTCGGTAGCACTGGCAGAAATATAGTATTTGGCACCTCTATAGGTACTCTTGCTCCATGAGTCCAACACTCTGTAACCACCATTGTCCCTCAATAGATGTGTTCTATAAGCATTAAGTGTATAGCTGGTACCATCATAGGTTGCAGCTTTAAGAGTAACTGTGTTGCCTGCCTGTGATACAGTGAAATTTATGTGAGCAGTGTTGTCTGAAGATGCATAGTTTGAAGAAACAAAAGCATTGGTTCCATCGCTGACTACAAATACGTCATATAATGCAGCAGTGTTTAGAGTGCTGTTAGAAACGGAAACAATATAGTGTGCTCCATTGTATGTGGTAGCATTAAATGAGTCAAATGTTTCGCCTGTCGTAGATGATATTGATGTAGCACCAATAATATTAATATAAGAACCAGAAGATCCGGACTCTGAGTCACTTAATCTTATTCTATAGCTTCTCACAGTGGTGTTAAAATTACAAGAAGCCAATAATCTCACATTGCCTCCAGATATGTCAGTAGTCAGTGTGATAAGAGTGTTGTTGCCAGAAAAGATATCATTGAATGTGTTGATGTAAGACAGTGTGCCATCGTGGAATAATCTCACTTCAATGTTGCTTACTTCTCCATTAGCAGATGTGGCACTGATATAATATCTTGCTGCTCTGTAAGTGGTCTTACTCCAACTGTCCAGCACAGTAGTTGTAGATCCTAATCCTGTGGATACTAATGTAGCAACATTGCCAGATGATGCAGCAGTGGTGCTGGTACCTAATCCTACTCGATAATATTTTACAGAATTAAGATTGGTTGAACCGGTACTAGTCAATCTCACTTTGTTGTTAGTGATATCTGCTCCAAAAACAACCTGGTCTTCTGTGCCAGATTGACACACGTTACCAGAAGCAACAAAAGCTGTGGTACCATTATGCAATAATGAAATCTCAGCAGTGCCAATCTCTCCGCTATTCTCTTCTTGTGTAACTGCAAAATAGAATGCGCTCTTTAAAGCTGACGTAGCGAAGACGTCGGTAACTTTTTCATTCAATCCAATGTTCTCCATCTCCCCTACTTGCACATTTGAATTTACCACAGTGTTGTTGTATTCTTCGGCTGCTAACAAACTCATTGCTGGATTGGTTCCAGATTCTACGGTACTAGGACCAAGATTGATTCTGTGATATTTTAAAGAGTTTAAATTTGTAGTACCTGTAGCATATAATCTCACAGTTTCATAGGTAGAATCCTCGTCTAGGTCTGCTAAAGTAGCCGAATAACTCATTTGATTGTCGTTGTCTCCAGAAGCAGTTAAACCATATGTAGAAGTGTATACATCAGTTCCATCTTGCACTAAAGAAACTAAAGAGGTACCTACCTCTCCACTAACTTCATCTTTGGAAACTGCTAGATAGAATGCACTGTCATAGGCCACAGTGCTGTCGTTACTGGTACCAGTGAACTGATCTGCAATTTTAGGCGCTGTTGTAATACCTACAGTATCTCCCACAGAAATGTTGGCTGTGACAATGGTAGCAGAAACAGTGATAGTGTTTACCACAGCCATCGCCTGTGATGTTGTGGATGATGTGGTGGTAGAATCACCTAGTGCTATTCTTAGATAGCTGGCTGTATTGTTAGAAGTTGATCCTGTACCGTATATCGTCACGTTAGGATTGGCAAATCCTGCTGAAAATGTTATTTGTCCTTGATCTCCAGTGCTAACTACTCCTCCAGACCCCACAAAAGCAGCCTCACCATCGGTAGCAGCAGATATAGATGCTGTGGCATATTCAACAGCATCGTTGTTTAGTGTGGCCGCAATGTAAAATGCACTGTCATAATCATTGGCACTCCATGTATCAAATGTTCCTTGAGAGGATCCAATAGCTTGTGAATCGTCCACTGAACCATACTGTACCACTCCTGCTAGATCAACAGATATGTTAGGATCAGATATAACAATATTATTACTTCCAAATCCTGTAAATGTAACTGAATCCGCTGCAACGTTGGATCCACCACCGCCAGTTAGTGTTGCCCATTCTACGTTTCCTGTACCATCGCTGCTCAATACCTGTCCGTTTTCTCCAATTACGTTAGGATATTGCAATCCGCTCAATCGCACAGAACCAACAACATTGATACCGTCATTGAACTGTATAGCTGTGCTGTCTTCTGAACTGATGTTCGTGGTTACTAGAGTTTTGGCATTTAATGTACCAGATATGTTTACACCGTCGTTGATCTGTATCGCCGTGCTGTCAGATGATGCAATTTCATTTACATTCAATGTGCCTGTAACCGAAGGATTGGCAATAGTAGGAGCAGATGCTCGCACAAAGTTGCCTGTACCTGTGCCGGTGTATTCTGATTGTGTCAAGTGATAGAATTCGTCCACTGTACCACCCTGCAGTCCTGCCAAATCATCGTGTCGCAGTGACAGAGGAGATACCACCAATGAAGCATTGTTTTGACCATCATACACATAGGTCAGTGTTATAGCTGTGGTTGTGGTACCAAACACTATCATGGCCAGTTTTGTGGCAGCAGTGATAGAGTATAGTGGTTCTGTGGCATCTATATTGTAATTCGCTGTTACTGTGGAGTTGACCACCGGTGATTGTGCAGTGCCAAATAATTTTTTCCACACAGTACCTGCCACTGCTGACTCATTGGTGTAGGTGGTTGGTGTGGTGATAGTGACCACAGTGTCAGATGAGCGAGCAGTGATTTGATACAGACCCTGTGGTGTTTGTAAGAATGATGCTGTGGTGTTGGTAGCCGAAGCATCTATAGCTGAAGTAGCAAATGGTGTGCCTGCTGAAGCTGTGGCAGTTCTTGATGTGCCGGTGCCTGTGATGGTCACTGTGCCGGTCACAAAAGGCACTGCTTTGTATATGTAGTTCGCAATGGTGGTTGTGCCTGAGCTGGTGTCCACATAAGCATGGTTAATGAATGACCAGTTACCTGCATCAATGGCGGTTCTGTTCAGAGCAGCGGTTTCAAAAGCGGCAATAATGTCTGTGGTGTTGTTGATGGCTTTGGAAACTGTCTGTTCTCCTGCAGTGCCAGGAAAGTTCTGCATGGTGATAATCTCGTTATCATTGTTAGCGCCTGTGGCAGTGATTGTGGGATCTGCGAGATAGAAAGAAACTCCCACACCTGCGGACACTGCAGCGCCAGATCCGTTCACCCATTCTACACCATTGTATCTTATGAATTGATCCAGTTGTGGATTTTCTATATGTACATCTGCTAGATTGTCTAAGGTAGCAGTATTTTTGTACAGTACCTCTCCACCAGCAGCAAAATTAACCGGAGCACCATTGATGTTGATATCACTAGAATCATTGGTTACTATTCTGTTGATAACAGCATTACCAACTGTTAATGTTCCACTAACACTTACAGAATCATCAATTAATATTGTGGTTGAGTCATCGCTGGATATTGAATTAGTTTTTATTACTGGCAATGTAGCAGTGCCTGTCACAGTAACATTGTTTAGATAAGCTGTGCCTGTTACTTCAAAATCATCTTCAACGTACACTCTGCCGGAAGCGCTGGCACTTAGAACAAGGTTGTCATTGGTACGAGTGGTGGTTATGTTGTTGTTATAAATGTATAAACCATCAACGTTGATGGAATTACTTACAGTTAATAAACCGTTGATGTTTACTGCATCATTGATCTGTATCGCTGTGCTATCAGAACTGGATAATTCGTTAACGTCTAAAATTTTGCTGACAGAGATGGTTATTTCATCTCCAATTACTGCAGTGGTGATATTATTTCCACCTTTAAATTTAAATGTTTCGCCAAGATTAACACCGGTTCCTGTGGAATCATCGCCTACGAAAGTAATAGGAGAAGTTTCCAGAGTTGAAGCGGCCAACACCCAAGATCTGTTTCCAGATGTGTCGCTGGTTAGTACATACCCTGTTGATGCAGGTACGCCTAAATCCGGTTCTGTTTCTGACAACTGTATAAAATTATACCTATCCGCGGATACCGCTGTAGGTGCAATCTTTTTTACCTTGCCGCTCTTTATTCTTCCACTACTCATTCTTTGCCTTTATTACTCGTTTGCGCTTTCTAGTATACTCAAAGTAAGTTTGAATTTACTGTTTGCACTTGCTGAAATTTTTAATTCACAACCAGTCTCAATAACTAATTTTCCAGATACTGCTGATAATGCATCATTTGCAGGTACTTCAAAATCTTTCAATAATTCTGTTACTGTGGATGCCGAGTTTGTTACACTGACTGTTACTGTGCCAGATGTTCCTGTCACGTTAGTAATCTGTGCCAACAAAACGATACCTGTGTATGATACTGGTGCTGTATAAACAGTAGTAGTCGAAGTTGTAAATTCTGCTGTTACTGTTCTGAATACGTTCAATGCCAATGCCATTTTTTATCCTCCTCTCCTTTAGTTGTTCAATGAGCCTTCTAGGGCTAATATGTAAGGAGTTAAAACCGCAAATAAACTTCGGCTGAACGTCCTTCCGGTTATTGTTCCTGTTGCTCGGTTGAACAACAGGTCATCACCAATCCTAAAATCACCCTTGTGATCTGTGCTGGTGTAGTAAACTTGTCCATCGTTGACCTGTACGATCTCGTTCTCTTGTACAGGCACTCCGCCGCCTGATGGCAGTGCAGTGGTTAAATCATCACCTGAGCCCACATATTCAAATGTGTGGCCGCTGGCAGATATTAATGATCTCTTATAGAATGTTGCTGTGGTGTTGTTGGCGATGGCGTCTCTCACAGTTTCCAATAATGTCACTGTGGATTCTCCACTGCTGTTCACAGCAGTAGAAGATACTATGGTATAATAATTCACATCTCCATCAAATTTTACCACATCATTGACAGCTGGCCTAGAGGATAAACCGTCTATGATGATAGTGGTTCCGCTCTGGTTGGCACCATTGGTCAATCCTGTGAATAAAGCAGTGCCCACTCCATCGGCTTTCAATCCATATGTGCCGAAAGATGTGTTAGAGTTTGTGATAGAACACTGTCCACCACTCTCGCACAGCACACCGATATTGCAACAGATAGTGAACAAGCTCACCAATTGTGCATACCCATCATTTAAAATATGTACTCCTCGTCCGCCTGAGTTGAACTGTGTGTAGGCATCCACAACCATGGATTTTAATCCTGCAGCATGTGAACCGTCAATTCTCATACCAGTACCGGTGGTTGTGATACTGGAACAGTTCTGCACATAAGGACTGGTCACAATTGTGCCTGCTGAACCGTTGGGGTTGTATGCAAATGCTGCTCCGGGACTCACGTGGCTTCGGAAAGTAAATCCTGTTACATAGACTTTGTTGTTCATATAGAATAAATCAGCATTGGTAGTGAGTGGTCTCACTGTGGTGGTTCTCAAATTGTCTCCCACTAGAGCCACACCAGCTGGTATGGTCACTGGATTGACTTCTGTGTAATCTCCGCTCTTGACAAACACTGTGGTGCCTGTGGTGGCTACTGCTAGAGCTGCTTTGATAGTTAAGAATGATGTGGCAAGAGTTTGACCATCGTTGGAATCAGATCCACTCTTGGAAACATACAGCACATTGGCCACTGCAGTGGTTCCGTCAGCACTGATAACCAATACGTCACCGGTGGAATCTGATGACATTGAAGTGCTGATACCTGTGCCACCAGCAATTTTTATTGTTTCACCATCAGAAATTCTTATGCCAGTTGAGTCATCACCTACGAATGTGATACCTTGTGCTGCTCCTGTGCTTGTAATTGTTAATGTGTCATCTACTAGAGATGTAGTGATATTTCCAGATCCTTTTACATTAAGTGTTCGACCGGAATAAAATGATTCTGAGGTAGAATCATCATCTGATATTGTGAATTCTGTTCTTACGTAGGCTAGATCGTTCCATGCTGTGGCACCATCACCAATTTTGATTCGACGAGTGTCTAATTCAAAACCAGCTTCTCCAGCAGCCAGTGTAGGATTGGCTGATGCCCAGTTTGCCGATTGGTCTCTTCGTAATCTAATCTGTGCCATTTTAAGCAGTTCCTCCGTCAATCAACGCTTCGGAAATGGCATTGTATATTGAATAAGCACTGCCGCCGTCAATTTCCAACTGCGTTGAAGTATTTGTTATAGTTAGCACATTTCCTAGGATAGAAGTGCTGATACCCACTCCGCTGGTAATTTGTAGGGTTCCTCCATCAGGAATTGCTGTGCTTGTAGAAGCTTCATCAAAGAATGTGATACCCTGTGCAGGATTTGAACCTACAATTGTTAGGGTATCTCCTGATACTGCTGTGGTAATTCCGCCTGATCCTATGATTCTTAGAGTGTCTCCAGAATCTATTGTGGCAATAGTTGATGTGTCATCTGCTACAAGGAACGAAGATGAAACACTGGAAAGCTGACTATCCACATAATTTTTTGTGGCTGCATCTTGACTGGCGATTGGATCACTCACATTCGAAATGACATTGCCACTCACACTCAATATGCCACTAATGTTCACAGCATCATTGATCTGTATGGCAGATGAATCAGATGATGATATCTCATTAACGTCAATAATTTTGGCCAGTGCTATTGTGCCTGTAGTGGTAATAGTCCCACCTGTAAGTCCTGTGCCAGCTGTGATAGATGTTACAGTGCCTGATCCAGCAGCAATAATTTGACCATCTACATACGCTTTGGTGGCTAGTTTAGAACTTGCACCTGCATCTCCTTCGGTAATATCAACATAATATCCTCTAGCAGTACCACCTTGTTCAAAAAATCTTAATCTATTTTGATAAGCATCTATAGTAACACCAGTACCAATTAATGTTGTGTTGGTTTGTGGTTTGGCCAATAGTATTTCTCCACCCTCATCTCCAGAACTATTACTACTAATAAGATTCTGAGATGCAATAACATGATTTCCACCGGTTATAACACCAGAAACATTTATACCATCATTGATCTGTATAGCAGATGAATCAGATGATGATATCTCATTCACATCCAACACATCTGCACTCAGTGTGCCTGACACATTCAATCCGTCGTTGATCTGCACGGCAGTGCTGTCACCGGAACTGATATCGTTGGTAACGATAGTCGCAGCATTCAATGTGCCGCTTACATTTAGAGTGCCACCCACATTCACAGCATCATCAATCTGTATAGCAGTGGAGTCTGATGAGCTGATATTGTTCGTAATAAATGTAGGTGCCAACAATGTACCGTTAACATCCACGCCCGAATTTATTTCTATAGTGGTGCTGTCGGTAGAATCGATGGTGGTCACATGCAGTGATCCTGTGATGTGCGGATTGGTTAGATCAGGACCGATTGTTCGCACAAAGGCGCCTGTGCCAGTGCCAGTGTATTCTGCTGCTGTCAAGTGATAGAATTCATTCGATTGTCCACCCTGCAGTCCTGCCAGATCCTTGTGCTGTGCTGCCAGTGGTGTGGTGAAGCTAGAGGCATTCAATGATGCATCATACACTATGGAAACAGTTCTGTTGGAAGTAGTTGTACCAAATACAATAAGACCTATTCGAGTGTTGTTGGTTACCGGCAGTGCTCCTTTGGTAGTGTTTGTGTCGTACTCTGCCACTGTGGTGGAATTGATTTCCACTGTGGGATTGCCTACAAAATATTTCTTCCACACAGTACCAGCCACAGCTGACTCATTGGTATAGCCTGATGGAGTGGTGATAGTGACCACTGTGTCGGATGATCGAGCAGTGATCTGATACAGTCCCTGTGGTGTTTGTAAGAATGAAGCATCTGTGATAGTGGCCGAAGCATCTATGGCAGCTGCAGCGAATGGGGTGCCAGCTGACGCTGTGGCAGTTCTCGATGTGCCAGTGCCTGTGATGGTCACTGTACCGGTTACAAAAGGCAACACTGTGTAGATGGCATCTGTGGCTGTGGTTGTGCCCACGTTGCTGTCCACATACATGTGATTAGAGAATAGATAGTTACCACCGTCCCATGTGGTTCTGTTCAGAGCACCGGATACGAATGCAGCAATGATATCTGTGGTGTTGTTGATGGCTTTGGTGATGGTTAATTCTGTGGTGGTACCCGGTGATATGGACAACGAAGCAACAGGATTATCGTTGTTGGCATTCACTCCAGATATGGTAGGAGCTGTCAGCCAAAATCCCACTCCCACACCTGCGGACACTGTGGCTCCTTGACCGTTTACCCAGTATGCACCGTTGTATCTTAGGAATTGGTCGGTCTGCGGATTGGTTATCTCCACATCGGCTAGATTGTTGAGAGTGGCTTGATTATCAAATAATACTGTTCCCCCTCCATCAAAATTCACAAAAGCACCATTGATGTGTATGTCGCTGGAGTCTGAGGTATTGATATTGTTGATCACAGCAGTGTTGGCTGTTAAAGTGCCTGACACATTCATGCCATCCAACACATTGATAGCAGTAGAATCTTCAGATATTAAATCATTGGTCACAATAGTTGCAGCATGGAATGTACCGGATACATTCACAGCATCGTTGATCTGTATAGCAGATGAATCTTCAGAATTGATCTCATTAACATCTATGGAATTAGAGCTTAAAGTGCCTGATACATTCACTGAACTATTGATCTGTATAGCAGATGAATCTTCAGAATTGATCTCATTAACATCTATGGAATTAGAGCTTAAAGTGCCTGATACATTCACTGAACTATTGATCTGTATAGCAGATGAATCTTCAGAAGATATTGAATTAATATTGATGTTTTTGCTGCCAGTGATAGTAACTATATCGTCAACAACAGCAGTGGTAATATTGTTGCCACCTGAAAATTTTAGAGTTTCTGCTGTGTTAATTGTGCTGCCTGTGGAGTCATCACCTACGAATGTGATTCCGGGGAATGAATTAATACTTGTAAAACTTAATGTACCAGCACCGTTTGTGATTAGCACTTGACCACTGGTGCCATCTGTGGTAGGATAAGTGATACCGTTAGCTACCAAGCCTGAGTTGGCTGTCAGCGTGCCTGAAAGGTTCAACGAATCATTGATCTGTATGGCCGATGAATCAGCGGATGATATCGTATTTACAGTTAAACTTCCTGTTATTTCAACACCTTTATAAAAATATGTTTGGTCGCGATTAATTATTATACCTAATCCAAACAGGTTTCCAATATCAACTGCGCTTCCGTTTGGATTTAATATTAATTGCGTACCAATTGCAGGAGTTGTAATTGTTAAATTTCCTGAAGGAACAGTAATATCACCACCACTTATAGATAAATCGCCGGTCACATTTAATCCATCCAGCACATTGATAGCCGTTGAGTCCTCTGATACGAGGTCATTGGTCACAATAGTTTTAGCATTAAGTGTGCCTGATATGTTCACAGCGTCGTTGATCTGTATAGCAGATGAATCAGATGATGATATCTCATTCACATCCAACACATCTGCACTCAGTGTGCCTGACACATTCATGCCATCCAACACATTGATAGCAGTAGAATCTTCAGATATTAAATCGTTGGTCACAATAGTTTTAGCATTAAGTGTGCCTGATATGTTTACAGCGTCATTGATCTGTATAGCAGATGAATCTCCAGAATTAATTTCATTAACATCTATAATTTTGTCTCCAGATATAGTTAACGTACTGCCACTGATAGATGTTGTAATATTGTTACCACCCAAAACCTGCAGCGTATTATCCAAATTAATGGAACCGGTTGTGCTGGTATCATCAGCGATAGTTAATGTATTGCTACCACCGACTATAGAATCCACATAATTTTTTGTGGCTGCATCTTGACTGGCGATTGGATCACTCACATTCGAAATGACATTGCCACTCACACTCAATATGCCACTAATGTTCACAGCATCATTGATCTGTATGGCTGTGGAGTCCTCTGATGTTAAATCATTGGTAACAATGGTTTTGGCAGTGAACGTGCCAGATACATTCACAGCATCATTGATCTGTATAGCAGATGAATCAGATGATGATATCTCATTCACATCCAACACATCTGCACTCAGTGTGCCTGACACATTCAATCCGTCATTGACCTGTATAGCAGTAGAATCACCGGAACTGATGTTGTTGGTAACGAATGTTGGCGCTGTTAGAGTGCCAGACACATTCATGCCATCTGCAACTTGCACAGCAGTAGAATCATTGCTGGAAATCTGATTAACTTCGATATTATTAACACCTGTGATACTGCCTGATGTACCGTGAGTGACAAAACTTGCGGCTGTGATAGTGCCGCTGGCATTTAAACTGTCATTCACTCGTATAGCAGTGGATTCAGTGCTGGATAATTCATTGGTTTGTATGGTGTTAGCAGTCAGTGTGCCTGATACGTTCAATCCGTCGTTGATCTGTATGGCAGTGGAATCTGTGGATGATATCTCGTTTATGGTTATTGCATTTGACAGAGCTATGGTGATGGTGTCTGTGGAATCCTGTGAGGCAGTGGTGTCGATGCTGTTGCCGCCTGCTATCCTAACGGATTCATTGCCGCCCACATAGAATCCTGAGCTGTCGTCACTGACAAACTGTATTGGGTCTCCAGATCCTTTAACTACGATGAAAGATCCCATGAATGCGTGGTTTTGACACTGATATGACAATCGTCCTCTACTTGGAAAATCTATATACAACTCGGTGTAGGCACCACTGGTTCCGGCTGTGCCCACCTGTGTCACATATGAGCTGGAGCCAGAAAAATCTGGAAATACCCTGCTCTTGTATTCATCATAGTAAATGTTGATAGGATGAGTGGAATTGCTGGCAGCTGATTGGTTGAATCTATATATCTTGCCTTGCTGTATGTCTATGTAGGGTGCTGCCACTCCGTTGATGTAGTAACATGCGGTGGATCCCTGACCGAACCACTTGCCGTCTGCTGGTTTAGAACCCACAGTGACGGTTAGGTTCACTACTGCAGTAGTAGCTGCCTCTATGTGTGCGTTCCTAGTGATGAATGTGTCAGCGATCACGCTGGCATTGGTTTCTTTGGGCAACGTGATGTTGCCAGAAACATTGATCGAGTCGTTGATCTGTATAGCCGAGCTGTCGGTGCTGGATATCTCATTGACATTAATGTTGGTGCTGCCAGTGATAGTAACTATATCGTTCACCACTGCAGTAGTGATGTTGTTGCCACCTGTAAATCTTAGGGTCTCTGCTGTGTTGATTGTAGAACCTGAGGAATCATCGCCTACGAAAGTGATACCTGTAAAAGGACTTAAATTTGTGAAACTTAATGTACCAGTGCCATTTGTAGTCAGCACTTGACCGTTGCTGCCATCTGCTGTGGGATAGGTTAGACCACCTGCTACCAACCCTGTGGTAGTGGTTGTGCCGTCGACTTGTAATGCTGTTGATGGAGAAGAAGTCCCGATTCCAACTCGTGCGTTAGTAACGTCAAGATAAAGAATGTTGGTTTCAAATGCTAGATCTACCCCGTTTCTAGTCAGGTTAGATTTCAACATTGAACCAGATATACGGCCTATAGCCATACCGAGCTCCCTGTTCTATGTTAGTGAGGATATCCTCACACAGCCTGATTACATTGCCGGCTGACCGCAGTATAGGTATTTATGCTATAAACGAGAAAAGGGCCTTGCGGCCCTTTTCAACTACTTAGGAAGTGTTTTACTTATTAGTTCTTTGCTTGAACGAAACAATTTACCATTCCAATACCTGCATCAGATTTGCTCTCAAGAGCTCTTCCAATAACGTGGAAAGGGTTGATTGATTCGCCAGTTTTAGCAGCTCTAGCAGTGCCTTTTACGCTAGATGATACTATTCTGTCACCTTTGTTAACTGCGCCGATAACTCTCACAGGAGTTCTACCAGTCATAGCCACAAAAGGATGTGATTCGTTGTTACCAGCACTTGAGTTCATCATGTAAGCTGGTTTTGAAGAAATAACACCAAAAACTTTTTCAGAAAGTTCTTCTGAAGTTTCAGTAATTTCTTGTGTTCCACCCAACATAACCACTGCGCCTTCAGTCATTGGAGCATCTGCTGCAAATCTCTCCGCGATATCCGCGTATTGAGCTGAAGTTGCTGTAGCGTTAACGATTCTGCATCGTATGTCCACTAAAGTCGCGTCTTGCGAGTTTATAAATCCTGGATCGTTGGTAGAATTCGCTCTCAGTGCAGTCCATGCACCACCAGCGGCAGCTGCATAGATAGTAGAAGCGTCATCTGCAAATGTTTCATCCCAAACCCAAAACAGATCTTGTTCTGTGGCAGATGATGTTTCACCTCTGTTTACTTTTAATCCAGACATAGAAGGCATTCCTGCATTGCCAGAAACGTTTCTGTTCACTTCAATGATATTGTCTTCTACTGATAATGTAGTGGTATTGATAATAGTGTTTGTTCCAGATACTGTTAAGTTACCGTTGATTCTAACGTCGCTAGCAAATGTAGTTTGAGACGCTGTGGCCGTTTGCACTGTGGTACCGTCTACTACAGTTGCAATTGATCCAGTGCCTGAATCTGTCACTGTGATACTTGTATTGCCTGTACCGATAGTTGCAAATGATAGAGCAGCAATCGAGTCGTCTACGTATTTTTTGTTGGCTGAATCTCCGTCTGCTGTTGGTGCAGCAGTTGTTAATCCTGTTATTTTATTTGTTGTAGCGCTAATAGCGACATCACCCACTGATAGTCCGTTATTAACTCTAAAGTTTCTTGTTGTCATGGTTCCATATCTCCCGCATGATTGTTAATTTTAAGCAGTATTGCTACTGCATGAGTATTTATTGAATATACACAAATTTAAGGTACTAGTCAGCAATTAATCAAATATGCTGTGTGGTAGATTCCAATAGCCGTCTGTGAATATCAGTGTTACAGAGGTATTGTATGCTGTGTTTTGAGATTCACCAGTAAGTGAACCACCAAAGGGTAACCAGAAAGCCACGTTGCTGGCTTCCACAATATTACCTGATGTGTTTCTCCATCTAGCATTGGCAAATTTCATTGATGTGTATTCAGCTGATAAATCTCCACCTGCAACAATGTACATGATTTGGCCTTCGATACCATCAGCCAGTGTATATTGATCATCATCTCCTGAAGTTTGAGGAATAATTTTGTTCACTAACTTCGTTAGGTCTAATGCAATGGTGCCTGTGCTGCTGCCAGCATCTTTGGTTACTGTGGTTAATATATTGGTTGGTCCAGATCCACCTGCACCGTAATCAAATCCAACCAGTGCATATATTCTAGCACCCGGGTGTGGAGCTGATGTAAAAGTTAAAGTTGTGCCAGAAATTGTGTAGTTTTCTGTGGGTTCTTGATGCACGTTGTCAATGAATACCAGTACGTTGGCAGCCGATGCTGGTGTTGCAGCAAAGAAACTTGAGAATATTGAAGTAGAACCATCACCTGTGGCTGATAATTTAGATATTGCTGGAGTGGTACCATCTGTGGTTACAAAACTAACCCATGTAGATCCATCCTGTGATCCTTCATAGGATCCAGTTTGTGTGTTGAATCTTATAACACCTGTGGCAGCTGTGGGTCTAGCTGCTGTGTTACCTTGAGGTAATCTCACAGCATCTGTACTATTGATATCTAAGATATATGATGGAGAATTTGTAGCAATACCAATTTTGTCAGTAGAAGCTTTAACAAATAATAATGCTGCTGTGTTGTCTCCTGAAATCTGTGTGTCTACAGAAGCAGCATCAGAATTAATTTGTATTGAGCTACCAGATGCACCTTGTATTTTTAATATTCCGGTATTGTTATCTAATGTTGTGTCTGTGCCATCATGAGCAATAGTAAAATCTGCAGAAGCACCCACTGTGAATGATTGTGAGTCTGCAGCAATGTCTAATCCTGCATTGGCATTTAAATTTGTAGAAGCTGTGATTACACCGGTTGAGTTAGCAATAGTGATTGCTGCTGTACCGTCTAGTGCCTTGATTGCTCCTGTGTCTAACGATGTTCCTGCTACTATAATACCTGCATGTAATTTTTGATATGCATCTATTGTGATATTACCTGCAGTGGCTCCTGTTTCTGCTGACGTGGTTGCAAATGCAAACTCATCTAATGATTCATCCCAGAAGAAAGCAACGTTGGAGAATGATCCTCTGTTGAATAATATACCTTGGTCATATGTATTAGCATTTCCACCTGAATTATTTTTTGCTAGAATTAATAATGGATCTTCGATGCTCAATGTTGTAGATTCAATTGTTGTGGTTGAACCATTTACTATTAAGTTACCACCCACTGTTACGTTGCCTGAAGTATCTACAGTAGTGAATGTACCTGCGGCAGCTGAGTTAGCACCGATAACAGTACCATCAATCTCTCCGCCTGCAATGTCCACAGAAGTCATTGCTACTTGTCCTGTTCCGTTTGGAGTTATGGTGATATCTGTGTTGGTAGATAATCCGGTGATAGTTTGATTTGATATTTGTAAATTATTTAATTCTATGTTACCATCGCTTCGAATATGAGCAACATCGCCTTGTCCTTCTACGAAGAAATGAATTTGATTTTCATCTGCGGTTCTTTCTACTTGTACACCTGTGTTTTCATCTGCATCTAACAATGATGATGCTGATGATAAGTTGGTCCATGCACCTGCCACATAACCTTCTAGAATACTGCGTTCACTGTTGTATCGAATATCTCCGTTAGCACTTGTTCCTCTTTGAGCATCTGTTCCTGATGGTAATCTTAGAGCTCCTGTGTCGCTAATGTGTAATTTTCTTGCTGGTGATGCTGTTCCAACACCCACGTATGAGTTGGTTACATCTAATACTAATAAATTTGTTTCGAATGCTAAATCTGTGCCTGACCTTAATAGGTTGGCTCTTAACATCTGTCCCGATATACGTCCGATTGCCATGCTTGACCTTTGGTTTTTTACATACTTTTACCTACTATTTATTGTATAAGTCCTAAAATAAATCCTTAAATATCCTTGTATATATGTCAGCTAAAATTATATCAATTGCAGGCGATTTGGGTGAATTAACACCGCAAAACCTGCCTGCAAATCTATTAGCTAGACTTGATACTTTAATTGTTGCAGGACAGCATGCTCTACATAAACAAGCCGATTATGCTTGTGTAAACAATGCAGAACAGCTGGATAAACTCATGAAAGAACGAGCAGAAAAAACCACAATAATTGCTCCTCGAGATCAATATGCCAAATATATATTCTACAATAAAATAGAATGTGTTCCAGTATTTGAAGATCTTAAAACTTATAATTTTGATCCTCTAGATTGTTCGCAACAAATACTAGCATTAGCCACAGCATGTTGGGTTGGCAGTCCTATTATAGCTCTATTTGATTTTATGTTAGAGCCCAAAAAAGAAACTCCAGCTCTCAAAGCTATATTAAAAATATATCCTAATACTGGATTTCTTTTTGTTCGACTTAAAAAAGGTAATAAAATTACAGTGTTTGATGATGCTGCAAATCTTAAACAAATAGATGAGCAAGAATTTTTAAATTTTTATAATCAATATATTAAAAAAAAATAGTATGAAAAAATTAAAATATTATATCATGATAGAATGGCCTTCTACTTGTCGCAATAGATCTGAACAAACATTAAAAGCAAGGCCGGATCTAGTACATAAAATAAATGAATTTACTACACGAGTAATAGATATTTGTAAAAAATATAAAAATCCTATTCAAATAGATCAAAATTATAACATGATTGGTATAAAAACATGGTGGGCAGACGGAGAAGAATTATATCATTTTCTTATGACTCAAAAAGAAAACAATTTACAAGTTATTCCAGAGATTGGAGTAATTAATCAGTTGTCTGAAAGATTAGTAATGTTTAAATTCCAAGTACTTGGAACCAAAGATAAAAAAGATAGTATACTGGTCTATTAAATTTGTGCGTCAGCAAATCCGCTAATAACAACTATTCTTGCACCCAAATGAGGAGCATCTCCTCCTGTGATAGTGATTGAGCTGGTAGAACCATCAGTGGTATAATTGTAATCGGGTTCTTGCATCACCCCATCGATATAAACTATTACATTTTCTGGAGCAGTAGACACGTTTGGAGATATAAAAGTAACAGTAGAACCGTCTCCTGTGAACACATCTTTAATAACTTCTCGAGAAGTTTGTTCGGTCCTTAGAGCAGTCCATGTACTGCCGTCCTGTGATACTTCATATTTGCTGGTGTCGGTATTGTATCTTATAATTCCGGTCTGTGCTGTGGGTCTCTCTGCTGTGGAGCCTGATGGTAAAACTAATCCTGATGTGCCTAATAATACAAATTTTCCTGTGCCACTGTTGTCCAATTCAAAATCGGCATTGCTAGAAGTTTGTGTTATAGTATTTCCAGAAAAAGAAAAGTTTCCAAGATTTACAGTGCCGCCTGCATTTAAATAATTTAATGTTACAAAATCCTGTGCATCCACAGGATCAGCACCTGCCATTCTTGCATACGCTGTGTCTTCAATGTTGGTTACAGTGCTGTCATCTGATGTGGATAATACTATTTTAAATTTGTCTGAGCCTTCGTCCCAATAAAACACTGCATTGTTGCCTACACCTTGTCTTTTAATCATTATACCAGCATCGTTGCCTGCGCTGGCACCACTGTTTAACAACAACATGTTGTCTTCTATTTCCATGTTAGTGGTGTTAACCACTGTGGTCTGTCCTGTGACTGTTAAATCTCCTGTGATTTGAACTGAATCTTGAAATCTTGCTGTACCGTTTACATCCAAAGCAAAGTTACCTGGTGCTGCTGTTCTAATACCGATACGAGTATTATCAACATCAATATATAATAGGTCTGTTTGGAATGCTAGATCACTAACCCTTGTAAGGTTAGATTCGAGCATGTTTCCACCGATACGTTGAATAGCCATAATTTACAATTCGTATTTACCAGTATTTTTTAATTTTTATATCCGCATAAATACTGCCATATGTCTCTTTCGCCAATTAATAAACCCACAAAAATATCTAATAGATCTATTGATTTAAATCAAATAAAACTGGATAAAAACTGTCTCAGTGGGGATCTTGTTGATGGTGGAACGATTACTAATTTTAGCAGTTCTGGAATAAAAGATCTTGCTGACAATGTTCAGCTTATAATAGAGAACGAAGCTGTTACAATAGAAAAAGATTTACGAATAAAAGGCACAGTTGTAGCGGACAAATTACAATATATTCACGCACAAGTACCTAAAATTAATACTATGGAAGCTATAATGATTGATAGCAATGAAGTATTATGGAAAGATCGATTAGGAAAAAGTGTTAAAAAAAGTAATCTACAACAGTTGGGTATATTGGACAATTTAGAAGTTAAAGAAACTTTTTATGCCAATGATGGTAGAGTGGGTGTCAATACAATGGCTCCTTCTCAAGAATTTTCTGTTTATGCTAAAGGACACGAAATAGTAACCACATTCCAAAATGATTCGGGTTTTGTAGGCACGTATGCACACGAAGCTTTTAGCATAGGCACAGATAACACAGCTAGATTAACTTGTAAGGCAACTGGTGAAATAGTGATTTACGAAAAATTAGGTATTGGTGTAAAAAATCCTGTAGAATCTCTAGAAGTAGCAGGAAATATTAAATTTGCTGGAAAAACGTTTTCATCCGGTAATGGAATACCTGCCACAGGCAGTTATCCAACAGGCAGTATAATATGGAACGATCAACCAGAGCCAGGTATGCCAGTGGGTTGGATTTGTATCAAAGGTGGACAGCCAG